GGCGCATCGGGACGGTGCTGGAAACCTCCGTCTCGGAACGCTTCGAGCAGTCGAAGGGGCCGGACGGCGCGGCCTGGCCGGTCTCGATCCGCGCGCGGGAAGAGGGCGGCAGAACGCTGATCGACAGTGGTCAGTTGCAGCGGGGCATTGTCACCGAAGCCGAACCGCGCGCCGTCGAGGTGGGCAGCAACCTTGAATATGCCGCCACCCACCAGTTCGGCGCGACCATCAAGCCGCGCGAGGCAAACGCGCTCGCCTTTCGCCTGCCGGGCGGACAGTTCGTCACCGTGGGCCAGGTCGAGATCCCCGCGCGCCCCTTCCTCGGTTTTGATGCCCGCGACGAGGCCGATATCGGCGACACGGTCGAGGCGTATTTCCGCGAGGCATTCCAATGAGCGCGCCGGTGCTGCAACTCGCGCCGATCGTGGCCCGCATCGAGGGCGGCGGCATCTACCGCAGCGTCGCGGGTGCGCGCGACATGGCCCTCGTGGCGCGCGAGGGTGCGGCGGGCAGCCCCCTCGCCTTCGTCATGCCCGGATCCGAGCGGCCCCGGCCTGCGGGCGTTGCGGGCGGCGTTCAGCACAGCGCGGTGCAGGCCACATTCCTCGTCATCACGCTGGCCGAGGACCTGCGGCGCGACGCGGGCGGGCGCGCGATCAGCCAGCTCGAAGAGGTTCGCGCGCGGCTCTTGCCGCTGCTGGCAGGCTGGGGGCCGGGCTATGCCAGCGGCCCGGTCACCCATGAAAACGGCCAGCTCGTGACCGGCCCGCTGCGCGGCGGGCTGATCGGCTGGCAGGATGAATTCTCGCTCCGCTTCCGGCGGCGCGTCACGCACGACACCATAACGGGAGGCTGACATGCCCATGAGTTTCGACACGCGATTTCTGATCGCCAAACTTCAGGCCGACCTGAACGTGGCGGCAGACTATGCCGGCGCGGACCTGATCCCGGCGCTGGAGCTCACGCACCGCCCGCTGGAGGCGGACCGGCAGAGCCGCGACATCATCGACGGCGCGCCCGGGGCCACGGGTGCGGATTTTCTGGCGCGCCCCCGCGTGCGGGTCACCGCAGCGCTGGAGGCGTCGGCGGCGGCCGCGCCTGGCTCCGCGCCGTTCTGGGGCGGGCTCGTGCAGGCCTGCGGACTGTCCGAGACCCTCAGCGCCGGGGCCTCTGCCGCCTATTCGCCGCGCGCGGACGCCAGCTCCGAGTGGGCGACGCTCGTGGGCGGCTTTGGCGGCAGCCAGGCCGCGCCGGGCGCGGCGGCGGATTTCATGCAGGAGGCGATCAACGCCACCGGCACCGTCGGCTTTCAGGCCGGCGACGGCGAGCTGCCCCGCCTGAATTTCGAGATGACGGCGATCTACGGCGCGCCGGTGGCGCGCAGCGCCGTCGTGGCGGCAAGCCCGCTCGATGTCGGCGCGCTCGGGCAGGCGTCCTATCGCGAGGCGGATCACGTCAGCCATGCCAACACCAGTTTCACCTTCGCCGGGCAGGCCCTGATCCTGCGCGAACTGACGATGCAGGACGAGGCCCCGGTGATCCATAACGACCGCCCCAACGACCTGAGCACGCGGCGCGGGCGACGGCGCTACACGGGCCGGATGGTGGTGACCGCCCCGGCGCTGGCGGATTTCGACTATTTCGCGCGGTCGCTCGACGGCTCTGAACAGGCGCTGCTGTTTCGCAACGGCACGGCCGGAAACCAGGTCGAATTCCGCGCCGACCGGGTGCAGGCCTTCCTGTCCGACCTTGGCGAGCAGGACAACGAGGTCACCGCGACCTTCGATCTGCTTTACCTGCGCGACGACACCACGGGCGAGTTCAGGATCACCGCGCAATGAGCACTTTTCGCTTCAACCCCCGCCCCGCCACCTGGGCCACCGTCAAGGTCAACGCCCCCGGCGAGGATGGCATCGAACGTCAGAGCTTTCGCGCCCGGTTCCTGATCCTGCCCGAGGAGGAGCGTCAGGCGCTGGCCGAGACCCCGCGCGAGGCGATGCGCCAGGTCTGGCTCGACTGGGACGGCATCACGGATATCGACGGCAAGCCGGTGCCTTTCTCGGAAACCGCCCGCGAACAGCTCATGGGCTACAGCTACATCATGCTCGGGGTGGCCGAGGCCTATCAGCGCGCAACGGCGGGGATCGAGACAAAAAACTGACCGGGGCGGCGGAGGCGATGCTTCGGCCCGCGCCCTCCGCCGCCGGTCCCGCGAGGTTTCGCGCCGAGCTCGAAGCATTCGGGCTGGCCGAGGCACAGATCGACGCGATGGTCGCCGCCGCCCGGGGCGCGCCGCGACAGGAGGAGGAGATCGAGGTGTTCGCCTGGTGTGCCACATCGTTGCGCTGGTTCCTGGCGATGGCGTCGCAATGGCGGCGCGACGCAGAGGGCCGCGCGACGGGCCTCGATTACGGTCCTGCCGAGGCGGTCGCCCGCATGGCGGGGCTTGATGTCGGGCCGGATGATTTCGCGCGGTTGCAGGTGCTGGAACAGGCGGTCCTGCGCGTGCTGGGCGACCGTCGGCAGCGGACCCGTCCCGCCGGGGCCGGAGGCGTGCGATGACCCTCAATGTCCGGGCGCGATATGACGCGGAGGCCGGCAGTTTTGTCGCCGGGACAAGGCAGGCCCGCGACGAGCTGGAGCGGCTTCGGAGGGCCAGTTCGGCCACCTCCGGCGGGCTGCGCGGCACCGGCACCTCGGCGCGCGGTGCCGGGGACCGGATCGAGGGCTACAGCCGCGACACCGCCCGCGCCCGCCGCGAGACGCGCGGCTTCGGATCTGACCTGAGCCGCCTGCGTGGCCTGATCGCCGGTGTCGGCATCGGGCTGCTGACGCGCGAGGTGCTGCGCACCGGGTTTGCCGCCGAGAGCATGAGCGCGCGGTTCCGCGCGGCCACCGGCAGCGTCGAGGCGGGCGAGGCCGCGATGCGCTCGGCGCGCGACACCGCCGAGCGTTTCGGCCTCGATCTGGTCGCCGTCGAGCGGGGCCTGTCGGGCCTTCTGGCCGCCTCGCGCGGCACCGAGATCGAGGATCAGGCGGCGACGATCTTCGAGGGCGTGGCCACCGCCGCCGCCGCGCTGCAACTGCCCGCCGAGCAGGTGCAGCGGGCGCTGACGGCCATCGAGCAGGTCATGTCCAAGGGCAAGGTCTCGGCCGAGGAGCTGCGCGGCCAGCTTGGTGAGGCGATCCCCGGCGCGTTCCAGATCGCCGCGCGGGCGATGGATGTCACCACCTCCGAGCTCGACAAGATGCTGGAGTCGGGCGAGTTGCTCGCGGAGGACCTTCTGCCGCGCCTCGGCCGCCAGCTCATCGAGGAGTACGGCGAGAGCGCGCGCGCCGCCGCCGAAGGGGCGACGGCGGATTTCGCGCGGTTCCGCAACGAGATCACCCTCACGCAGGGCGAGTTCGCGCAGTCGGGGTTTCTCGAAGGTGTGACCGACGGGATGACCGCGATCACGCAGGTGCTGCGCGATCCCGGCACGCAGGAAGGGCTGCGCGCCTTCGGGCGGGTGCTGGGCGACGGGCTGGCCTTTGCCGCCGAAAACGCGGGCGATCTGGGGCAGGCGATCGGCACGCTGATCGCGATGCGCTTTGCGTCGAACCTGATCGGCTGGGGCCGGGCGGCGCGCGATGCGGGCCGGGGCCTGACGATCCTCGGTGCCGGTGTCAGGGCGCTTGGCGGCCCGGTGGGCATCGCGCTCGGCGTGCTGTCGGCCGCATTGGCGGCGCTGCCCTTCGTGATCGAGGACAATGACGAGCGCATCGCCGCGATGCGCGACGCCACCGATCGCGCGGGCGAGGCGATGCGGCGCTATGCCGAGGCCAGCCGCCAGGCGGCGCGCGACCAGGACGAGCTGGGCGGCAAGGTCAGGGCGGCCACGCAGGACATCCTCAACCAGAGCCGCGCCGAATTGCAGACCGAGCTGGCGAGGCTTGACAGCCAATTCCAGCTGACCCTTGATGACCTGCTCGGAAACGGACTTCTGGATCTGAGCGACATCGCCGCCCTGCGGCGCGAGATCGTCGGCGAGGTCGCCCAAATGTACCGGGAGATCGGCGACGAGGCCGGTCGCTTCAGGCTGCATCAGGAGGGCGCGGTCAATACCGATTTGCTCGGCGATGTGTTCGGGCCGATCGTGGAGATGCTCAACCAGCTCGAAAGCGGCGACACCACGGTATTGCCTGTCCTTTCCCAGGAGCTCGCGCGCATCGCCGGGGCGGGCGACGAGGCGCGGCGCGCGGCCGAGCAGGCGGTGCTCGCCTTCGAGGGGATCGAGAATATCGATCTCGCGGATGCGCAGGCCCAGATCATCCGGGTGGCGGAGGGGATCGGCGGGCTTGACGACCTGATCGCCAACGTGCTCGGGGCCGACAGCGAGCAGGCGCGCGTGCGTGCCATCGGCGTGCTGGCGGACAGGATGTTCACCCTCGCGCGTGCGGGCGAGTTGCTGCGCGAGGACGGCCCGGCCGCCTTCCGTGAAATGCTGCAACTGATCGGGCCCAATCGCGAGCAGGCCGCGCGCCTTGAGGCGGCCCTCGACGGCACGCTGAAGCTGACCGAAGACACCGCCGATGCCGCCGGGGATATCGACTATTCCGGCGCGGCCAACAGTGCCTCGGCGATGGCCGGAGAGCTGGAGCGCGCCGGTCGCGCGCTGGCGACATTGCAGGGCGGGCTGATCGACCTCGATTTGCAGAATGTCGGTCTGGAGGCCGAGATCGCGGCGCTGGAAGCCGGGGCCAGCCGGGCCGAGGCGCGCATCGAGGGCGAGTTGGCGCGCGCCCGCGCGCAGCTCGAGCCGCTGCTTTCCCAGCGCCGACCACCTATTGACGGTGGTGGTGCGCCCCAGGCCACGGTGGCCGCAGAAGCCGCGCTGCGCGACCAGGAGCGGGAACTGGAGCGCAAACTCGCGAACGAGGCGCGCATCGCCGATCTGGTCAAGCGGTTCTCGTCTGATGGTGGCGGGGGCGGCGGCGTTGCCGGTGAGGTCGATCTTGCCGGCAGCGTCGTCGAGGAATTCGGCCAGCGCTTCGGCGGCACGTTCGATTTCGCGACCGCCAAGATCGAGGGCTGGCGCGCCGCCACGCTGGCCAGCCTTCAGGCCGCCGGGCTGGGTCATACCGAACTGGCCGACATGGT